AGGATAACATGGCATTAACAAAATTAAACTTTACTGGTCAGCCTACTCTTCCGTCTGCAAGTATGCCAACTGGGAGTGTGTTGCAGGTTGTTTCTGTTCAAGACCCAGACCAAACAACAATGAACAATACTTCCTATGTAGATGTCGGAGGTCTTACTGCTTCAATTACACCAAGTAGTGCATCAAGCAAGATACTCGTAAGAATAACTCCATCTACATATATCAGTTATAACGCTGATAGTTATCCTATAACTTATGTAAATATTATGAGAGGCAGCACTGTCTTAAAAGAAAAAATAGCGTATTACTATGCGGCAAGAGCACCAAATGGATATATTGAGATGGGGACAAACTTTAATATGGAAATATTAGATAGTCCAAACACTACAAGCACTGTGACTTACAAAGTACAAAGTAGAACAAGTAGCACAGTAAACTCTATTTGGAGGGTTGGCTCAGCAATCACACTAACGGAGATAGCAAGTTAATGAAAATGCAAATGAAACCTGAACTACAAGTTCAACTAGAACTAGATGCCCATGAAAAAGAATGTGCAGTTAGATACAAATCAGTAGATGATAAACTATGTGCACTTGATAAACGTCTGTGGAGAATGGAAGCTATGTCTATGGTTGGTACACTAGGTGTCGTAGCTTTAGTAGTCGCAATAACATTAAAATAGAAAGTTAGCTAAATGATAGACCCAATTTCTGCTTTCGCTGCAATTACTGCAGGACATAAAGCGATTATGAAAGCTGTGCAAATTGGTAAAGATTTGAGTTCATTATCTAATGCTGTGGGAAAATATGCCCAAGGTGAAGCCCAACTTCAATTCGCAGAAACCCAAAAGAAAAATAGTAGGTTCTCTTTCGCAGAAGATTCAGCTATAGAAAAACATTTCAAAAAAGAACAACTAGATACCATGAGAGACGAGTTGCGTTCTATGTTTCTTTTATATGGAAAACCTGGACAATGGGAAAGATTACAAGCTGAGATAGCCTCAGAAAGAGTAAGAATTAAAAAAGAATTGGCTATACAATTAAAAATAAAAGAAAGAAATCTAATGGTAACTACAATTACTGCTATTTTAATATTAGGTGGTATAGGAATAGTTACTTGGATTAAATTTTTACAAGGAACATTATGATGTTTAAAGCATTAGTTGTGGCTTGTGCTATAGCAAACCCAAAGATGTGCATTACATTTGAGGACACTATGTACAAACTAAATACAGAAGAGCAATGTATGGCAAGAGTTTATGAGATGCGTAAAGATATTTCAGAAAATTTAACACATATGAAAGCTATGATGTACAAATGTATTAAATTAACAAAAGGTAAGTTCACATGATACAAATACTAACAGGTCTATTAGGACTAGCAGGAAGTGCTGTTGATGGTTATGTAGAAACTAAGAAAGCTAAAGCAAAACAAAAGCTAATTAAGATAGAAGCTGAAACATCCTTAATAGAAAAACAAATCACAGGCGAAATTGCTTGGGATGTAGAAGCTATGAAGGGTTCAAAAGACTCATGGAAAGATGAATATTTAACAATTTTGTTTTCAATTCCATTGCTATTGTGCTTTTTGCCTTGGACGGTTGAATATGTAGAAAGAGGATTTATAGCACTAGAGCAAACACCAGTATGGTTTCAATATACTTTAGGAGTTATTGTAAGTGCCTCATTTGGAATCAAAGGTGCAACAAAGATGTTTGGAAAAAAATAAATGGAGACAGTAATAGATTTAGTTTTAATTGGGTTGTTTCTACAGACCCTAACAGTAATAGGTGTTTTTGTTAATACAGGTATAAACATTGTGTACCGTATGAAAGAGAAGAAGGAGTCATGTAAATGTCAAAAATGAAGAAGCTAATGGAACAACTACATGAAGAACTAGCATATAAACTTCTGGAAACAATACGTGACCCAGAGTCTAAAGCTAGTGAAATGAATGTAGTTAGACAATTTTTAAAAGATAATGACATGACAGCACTACCTACTGACGATAGTGTCATGCAGCAGATACTAAAAGACTTACCATTTGATGAGGGACTAGATTCAGTACAATGATTAACAGTCCATGCACCCAGAGATGTCACGTAAATCCAGACTTTGGATATTGTACAGGATGTTTTAGGACAGCCTCAGAGATTGCTAAATGGCAACAAGCAGATGATAGAGAAGCACTAGATATTTTAACCAACACAAAAATTAGAAAAAAGAAGTGGGAGAACAGATGTCACTATATGACAATATGAACAAGAGAAAAAAGGCAGGGACATCTCGTCCTAAAGCAAAGTCAACAGTATCACCAAAAACCTACGCAAATATGAAGGCAGGATTCCCAAAGAAAAAAACTAAGAAAGGATAAGTAATGCCAACAGGAAAAGGAAGTTACGAAACTAAAAAAGGTAGACCACCTAAACCTAAAGGAAAATAATTATGGCTATATATGCAGGAGCAAGTGTATCCATAGGTAAACCATCTAGGATAGGCAAAGGTGAAGCAGGTCATGGTAGAAAAAAATCTAAAGTCTACGTAATGAACAACGGTAAAGTTAAAAAGGTTATGTTTGGTGACCCTAATATGAGCATCAAAAAGAATCAACCTGCTAACAGAAAAAGTTTCCGTGCTCGACACAACTGTGATACAGCCAAAGATAAAACATCAGCACGTTATTGGAGTTGCAAAGCATGGTAAAAGATTTTAAGAACTTCTTGTATATGGCATGGAAGCATCTAAACCTACCAGACCCAACACCAATACAGTACGACATAGCAGATTATCTACAGAACACCAACGAAAGACGTGAAGTCATAGAAGCATTTCGAGGTGTAGGAAAGTCGTGGATTACATCTGCTTATGTCTGTCACCAATTATACTTAAATCCACAAATGAATATACTTGTGGTGTCAGCATCAAAGACTAGAGCAGATGACTTTAGTACCTTTACACTAAGGTTAATACATGAGATGCCTCTTCTTGCTCATTTAAGACCCAAGGATGGGCAAAGAATGTCTAAGATATCATTTGACGTTGCACCTGCTCAAGCCTCTCACGCACCGTCTGTGAAGTCTCTAGGGGTAACTGGACAGTTAACAGGAAGTCGTGCTGATTTAATCATTGCAGATGACGTTGAGTCAGCTAACAACTCCATGACACAAATGATGAGAGACAAGTTAGCAGAAACTATTAAAGAATTTGAAGCTATTATAAAACCTAAAGGACGTATTGTGTTCTTAGGTACACCCCAAACAGAAATGTCCATCTATAACTTACTAGATGAACGTGGATATAAAACTAGAATATGGACTTCTAGGTTTCCTGATGACCGACTAAAGGTAGCTATGGGTAATAAACTAGCACCTGTCATTGCTGAAAAAGAAGGACACGAAGGAAAACCTACAGACCCATTAAGATTTGATGATACTGACCTATTAGAACGAGAAGCATCTTATGGTAAGTCAGGATTTGCATTACAGTTTATGCTTGATGTAAGCCTCTCTGATGCCAATAAGTATCCTTTGAAGCTGAATGACCTTATGGTTATGTCTGGCTGTTCTACATGGTCTGAAGCCCCAGTAAAACTACAATGGGCATCAGGCAAAGAACAACTAGATGGATGTAAGCATTTACCTAACATTGGATTAAAAGGAGACTATTGGTGCAATCCTATGACGATATCCCCAGAGAGTGCTGCATGGGACGGAAGTGTGATGAGTATAGACCCTGCAGGACGAGGGAAGGACGAAACAGCTTACGCAGTCGTAAAGATGATGAAAGGTCAACTATATTTAACAGCTTGTGGGGGGACGAAGAATGGTTATCAAGAGGATTCTCTGGCAGTCTTGACTCACGTAGCCAAGTCGCAGAACGTGAACAAAATAATCGTAGAAAGCAATTTCGGAGATGGAATGTTTACGCAATTATTAAAGCCTGTTTTAGCTAAGAAGCATCCTGTAAGTATAGAAGAAGTTAGACACAATGTTCAAAAAGAGAAACGTATCATTGATACATTAGAACCTATGCTCAATCAACACAGGCTCGTAGTAGATGAGAGGGTAATACTTGATGACTACAACTCTGAGACAGAACTAAAGTATAAACTGTTCTATCAACTTACCAGACTTACACGTGACAGAGGTGCACTTATACATGACGATAGGTTAGATGCTTTAAGTATAGCTGTAGCCTACTGGATTGAAACTATGGATAGAGACATAGACATGGCTGTGCAAGACCATAAGAACGAACTCTTAGAAGATGAGTTAGACAGATTCATGGAAGCAGCTATGGGTAAGAAAGGTAATACAGACAACTGGACTAACCTATATGAAAGTAGAGATAGACCATAACATTAATACCCCCTCACATAGATAGGGGGAAAAACCCCTATAGTAATACTATAGTCCTACTATAATTCTATAAATAGATAATAGATAGGTAAAAAGGATATGTCATTTCTTTAAGTATTACTTTAGGTATACCTTTAGTTTTACTAAAAAAATCTGAGGGGCTTATACGTAGATGCTGCAACCAATTTACCCCATTCGACCTAGCCAAGCCTTTAAAAAATCAATAGGTATAGGGGCTATTGTCTATAAATATTGCGTATTACATGGGAAATAATAAAGGTATGACTGGGTTAACATGAGATTAAATAGCCAATTACTATTATTAATGATTGCTTTTAGTTTTTTTCTTTACCTTTGTTTTTCTTTTGGTCTATTTTTTTCTATTTAATAAACATAAAGAAAACCTTCATTAATCTTTAAGCTTTACTTTTAATAAACTATTCTTTAATGAATAAGATAACATTAATTTATTATGAGGTTTTATTATGAGATACGAAACATTTTTATTAATAGCATTATTTCAATTCTTTCTATTCTTGCCTACTAGTTTTTATTTTATGAGTTTAGGTTATATAGGTTTATTTTTTACGTTGTTTATGATTACAGGATTAATAACTTTAATAGCTTTATATTATCCATTGATAAAAATTAATGACTAAATAAACTTAAATAAAACTTAATATAAAAACCTTAGATTAATTTCTAAGGTTTTTTTTTATTTTAAACTTGAATTAAACATTAAAAAAGATTATAAGATTAATCTAAGTTAAATTTAAAACTTATCTGTTTCTTATTGTTGGTGAATTATTCGAGGTTTTAGAAGGTTAGCAATAACCTTGCTTATAGAATTATCTATAAGTATTTTTTAGAAAGTCTAAAACTATGAAAAACAATAATAAAATATCATTAATCCAAATGTTATCTTTAATCAAAGCTAGAAGGGAATTTATTAAACCTTCTAGAGTTTATAAAAAAAGATATGGAATAACTAGAGGTAAACAATCTTTAGGGCTTCATTGGGGCTTAAACTCTAAATATTACTTTTTAGGCAATGCAGGAAATAAAACTTTTATACCTTCTATGCCAACTATGGAAAGAAACAAATATTTAAAAGTAAAAGCTAAAAACTTAAACTTAGTTAATAAAAAAGTTATTGGTTTATTTTCTAATTTTGAAAAGGGGGTAATATAATGATTAATGAAAGAGCAAATAGGCTTCAAGATAGTTATAATTTAATTGTTGATGTACATAAATATGTAGATGATTTAATTGTAGAAGCTAAAAACTCAAGCACTAGAGGTTTTTCAACTAAGCAAATTGCAAATATTGTACAATCTGTTTTTGGTGAAAATTCTTATAATATAGCTTTTACTTATATATTAAATAAAAGAGGTTTATTATAATGATTATTAAAACATTATTAGAGACTTTATTATTTTTTAGTATTATAGGCTTTATCTTAATACTAGTTTAAACACATTTTAAAAGGGTTTTACAGGGCTAAACGTCCTGTAACCTTCTAAAACCTTGAATATTAACTTTTAACTATTACAAGGGGTTTAAAATGGAATTTTCGCAAGTACATATTTCTAAAGGGTCTGGAAAACTAGAATTAATTAATAGTATTTCAACAAATACCTTAACTAATGATTATTGCAGTAAACAAGCTAAAAATAAAAAGTCTATTTGTAGTCTATGTTATTCTCAAAAATCATTAAAAACTTTTAGAAAAAACATGGTTAATGTTTTAGATAGAAACAGCCGTTTATTAAGTGAACAGCTTATTCAAAAATCATTATTGCCTACAATCTTTAATAGTTATTTTAGGTTTAACTCTCATGGTGAATTAATTAATTTAATACATCTTGAAAATTTAGTGAATATTGCAAAAAAGAATAAACATTGTAATTTTACTTTATGGTCAAAAAGATATGATTTAATTACTATATTTTTTGATACCAATAAAAAACCTAAAAACTTATTTTTAGTTTATTCAAATAGTAAATTAAATAAACCTATTGATAAGCCTATTAAATACTTTGATAAAACTTTTAATAATATTACTAAAGACAAAGTTAATGATTTTAAAATTAATTGTTTTTCAAAGTGTAAAGATTGTTTACTTTGTTACACTAAAAATAAAACTATTACTATTATTGAGAAAGTTAAATAAAAAAAAGGTCTATAGATTAATTTTTATAGACCTTTTTTATTGCTTTGAATTAATTAAAAAAACTCAGCTCAAGAATTATAATTAACAAGTTAATAATCTATAGTCTAAAATTTCCCAAAAATTCACCATATTTT